CAGCTTCATAAGCTTTCCAATAAAAAACAAAAGGCCCGCCAGTTTGGCGGGCTTTTTGCATTTTAAAATGTTATAGTTTATTTACAAATGACGCCACTGCGCTTATTCGCAGCACTAATCCTTGCACTATTCCTCTTTATATTGGGACAAGATTCGGCTCAAGCAGAAGAACCTACCGTTAACACGGTTGTAGTTAGTCCTGCCTCCACAGAGTCTTCGACCGCAACTGCTCCAACTGCATCTCCAAGTCCAGAACCCTCTTCTGCAACTTCGGACCCTCAAACTTCCAATACGAGTTCTGATGTTGTGGCAAGTCCTGCCCCGACGCCTTCCCCGTCTTCTGAGCCAACTCCGTCTCCAACACCTTCACCCGAGGCATCGCCAACAAGTACCCCAGAACCAACCCCAAGCCCAGAACCAACAAGCACACCGCAAGCAACTCCATCAGTAACCTCCGTTCAAGAAAAAATTGAGGAAGCAACTGTAACATTGACAACGGCTGTACAAGCCGCAACTCCTGAAGCAGTCTCTTCAGCAGCCCCAGAAGTTGCTGCTGCCACTACGGCCATTGCAGCTGCTGATAGCGCTACTGCCGTAGCTATTGTGGCCGTACAAGCTGTAGATTCTCAAACTGCTGTTGTAGCTACAGCAACTACAAACTTAGCTAACGCACAAACCGCTTTAGAGGTACTAACAACTGCGACAGAAAACACTAAAGTTTATACGACAGAAGGATATGTAGCCCCTGTCGCCCCTGAAACCCCAACAGTTACTACAACTACCCTGCCTGTTATGTATGACGGGTTTACAAAGATCAGCACTCCATTTGATATCAAGATGGGTGAGACTGTATATGAAGGCCAAGGAACAGCAAGCCAGATTTACGTATCCTCTAAGGCAACTATTACTTTTGGTAATGGCGACGTTAATTGGTGGGATTTCCCTGTCGGAGCCCACATCTCAGTATTTGGTAGCGACTTTCAAAGCGCTGGACCTAACTCTTCTACGGTAGTAACGACTACTGAAACTACTCTTGAAGTTGACTGGAATTTACACAAATTTGCAGAGCCAAATAGCCCTATTACAAATGTTAATTGGAAAATGACTGTCAACCCAACAACCGGTGAATGGACAGGTATTGGAACAGTTGCAGGAAATACAACACAGCTTCACAATGGTCCACGCATAGGTGTCCGTGAAGCTGCAGGACAACCTGTAAAACCAATGACTGAGGTAAGCACTGAAACTATTGCTGCTGCTCAAGAAGTTGTAAACGATAAAACAGAAGTTAAAGCGGTTGAAGTTGCTACATTAATTACTCTTACAGATAGCGCAACAGCTACTATTGCTGTAGCAAATCAATTAGCAGACACTGCTACAGCTACTGTAGCTACTGCAGTTACTGCTATTCAGGCTTATGTTCCGCCTGCGCCCGTTCCCGAACCTCAGCCCACTCCGATTCCCACACCCACACCACAACCAGCGCCAGAGCCAACACCAACACCGCAGCCAGAGCCAACCCCAACACCAAACCCAGAACCAACTCCGACACCTACCCCAACTCCATCTCCCGAACCACCTGTCGTTTCTCCCACGGTTCCAGAACCTCAACCTGTTCCTCAGCCCGAACCAACGCCTTTGCCCCCTGTAGATCCCATTCCAGTGCAACCTTCTGAGCCTGAGCCAACGCCTCAACCTGAGCCACAGCCAAACCCAGAACCCGTACCTGTTCCTGAGCCAGAACCAGAACCTCTTCCTGAGCAGCCTGTAGAGCCTGAACCACCTGTCGCAATACCTGATCCTGAGCCAACACCTACTGAGCCCTCCACAGAAGAGCCAGAGCTACCCACAGAGCCCCTACCAGAACCGGTAGAGCCCGAAGAACCACCCGTAGCGCCTGAGGAGCCTCAGGAACCTTCCACACCCGAGGAACCAGCACCAGAACCAGTGACACCAGAGCCAGAGCCAGAAAATCCGTCCACAGAACCATTAGAGCCTCCTATTGAAGAAACTGCTCCGGAACCTGCTCCAGAGCCAGAACCAGAGCCTACCACAGAAGCTGAAGAGGTTGCATCTGCCGTAGAAGACGTTTTATCTGACGGCAAGCTTTCTGCTGCCGATGCTGAAGAGGTTATGGAGGCATTAAACGCAGATGGTGAAGTTACCGCTGAAGAAGTGTCTGCTTTATCTGAAGCCCTATCAGCTGACGGTAAATTAACCGCTGCTGAAAAAGAATTAGTTGCAGAAGCGCTTATTGAGTCTGTAGCTCCAGGTGAGACTCTTACTAAAGAGCAAATTCAAGATGCGGGCATTGCTTATCAAGACCTACCTCCAGAGACCCCTGTTGAGGTTAGGCAGGATGAAAACGGCAATGAAGTTATAATTACTGCAGACGTTGCTGCAGCCCTTGTATTACTAGAGAACCCTGCGGAATTAATCGGTGAATTATTTAGTGACCCTGGTCAAGCCCTACAAGCACTTGGCAGTATCGGTGCTGATATGTCAGATGAAGAACGTGAAGAGGCTACCGACATGGTAGTTGCAACTGTTGTTGCTGCTGGAGCTGCTATGAACGCCGTAGGTGCGGCGGCAGGAGCTGCTGGAGGATCAACAGGAGGAAGTAGCGGGGGCGGAAGTTCTGGTGGCGGAGGTCCATCAGGAGAAGCTAAAGGCGTTAGGAGACGTAAGCCGTGAAAGTAATTAGAGACATGGTCGATCAGCTATGGACACTACTAGGCATGTTTATTGCTTGGGTTGTTCTAGACGGGTCAGCTAAGACCATTGTAGGCTATGCGATTGTAGGAACACTATTTGCATGGTCGGTTACTTACCGACTACGTAACCCAAAGGACGAAGAATGATTAAAAGAGTTCTACTAGCTGCAGTATTAGCCGTATCTTTAACTAGCTGCGGGTATGACGGACACTTTAGATACCCTTGCCAAGATCCTACAAACTGGGAAAAAGCAGAATGTAAGCCGCCTATTTGCACCGCTTCAGGAACTTGTCCTGTAGACTTAGTAAAGACACCTCAACCAGAAGGAACACCAAATGAGTAAAGAAAAACTAACACCACAAGATTTAGATGCTAGATTAAAGTTTATCCTAGGCATCACACTGGGAACAATCTTATTGTGCACATCTCTAGGCATTCTTTACGGCCTTTTATTTGTGACACAGCCAATTGGGGCACAGTCAGAAAATGACAAAATGTTTTTCAATGTTCTAGGAAGTATTGCTACCTTTATTACAGGAACTCTTGCGGGTATCTTGATTGGTCAATCTGGTGCTAAGGATATTATGGCAGCACAGTTGTCCAACAAAGAGATGGATGCCAAGAACACACAGGCTGACAAGAAGCTTGAAGCAGAGATTGATGCAACCGCTGCTCGTTTAGCAGCAAAGCCAGATGGCGCAATGCCAGAGGCACAGCCAGTTGATACGGATTGGGATAAAGACTAATGGCAGAACAAGGAACAGCAGCTCGTCTTATTGAAGTTGCTACAGCAGAGCTAGGTACTATCGAAGGTCCTAAAGACAACGAAACAAAGTACGGAGCTTATACAAAAGCTAACTTCCAACCATGGTGCGGAAGCTTCGTTAACTGGTGTGGAAACGAGGCTGGGGTAAAGATCCCTAATACTGTTTACACTCCAGGTGGAGCACAGGCATTTAAGAAGGCTGGGGCGTGGATTGATGGCGATCTAGCAGATCCAGAACCAGGCGATATTGCTTATTTTGATTTTCCATCAGATGGCGTTGACCGTATTAGTCACGTAGGAATTGTTATTAAAGATAATGAAGACGGCACTGTTTGGTGCATTGAAGGAAACACTAGCCCAGATAAGAAGGGCTCACAGCGAAACGGCGGCCAAGTTTCTAAAAAGCTTCGTGCTTTTAAAAAGAACAAAGCTGGAGAGCAAATCTCAATTGTTGGCTTTGGTCGACCAAAGTTTAGAGCAGGTGGTTCTGCGCCAGCAGCAGCTAAATGCCCAACTTGTGGCAAATGATTAAATAAAAAACCCCCGGCTAATAACCGGGGGTTCTTTATTTAGAGCTACTTTTGAGGAAATTTTTGTAAAAAGTCCTCGTATCGTTCTCCATTACGTTGTCCTGGGTACACCTTCCAAGAAGACCAGTCTTTGCCACCATTTGTCATGTGGTAAGCAATTTGGGCGTTCTTAACTGGATCAAATAGATCCTTGTCACTTTCTAGGTTGAATTTCTCCCGCCTAGCTTCCCCTAGGCTACCAAGCATGTTTATCTGGAAAATTCCATAGGAATTATCTCCAGTGCTTGTGTCTCCATTATGGGCTTTTGGACGACCGTTAGATTCCTTCTTGGCAACCGCCCAGGCAATCCTGAGAGCTTGTCCTTCGAACCCTACCTGGCTGAGTAGGTCTTTAAGGTTATGGTCTGAGAGCTCGGTGGCGTCTCTGTATAGGTCTAAGCCAGTTTTTACTGGCACGGCCACAGTTACGGTAGATCCGTCTGATTCAGCTGCTAGAGCTGGAGGGATCCACGGAAGTGCGGCACATAGTACGAGTATTCCAATTTTCTGTTTTGCATTACCTTGCACACTATCTCCTAGGCTAGAAGGCCAGTTCTGACCCTATGTGTGTCACTCACATGAGGCAACTTAACGTCTGTCTGTTAAGTTCGTACTGCAACCCTTT